GGCTCATTCCCGTCTCTGTCCGGCATGATTACCCCCGCTTTGTGCAAATACTCGTAGAAAATTGCAGCCACCGACTAGTAACTGCGTAGTCAGAAAACCCGGCCTGAATACACATATCCTCAAGCCATGCAGGAGTGCTAGGCCACATGGAATTCTTTAACGCCTGTGTCTTAGCGACGATCTCCTCGTGGGTGTATCCGTTACGGTAGCGAAACCTGTAATACTCTTGCGCAAAAAGCTCCTCGTACTCTTTTGATACTAGGTCTTTTTGGCCTAGAAGTAAGTACCCGCCCGGCTTCAGACTATCGTATGCCCACTGTAGTACCGCTAGTTTGTCCGCGGGGTCCTGAATAAACTGTAGGACGTACATCATAGAGATAACATCCGCGGAGCCATCCAGGCTACGCAACCCCTGCGCTTCCGCGTGCAAGGTACTAACCCACGGCATTTCCGCCCGTAGTAGCTCTAGCATATCCGCAGAGCTATCGATAGCGAGCATACGGATGCGCGGGTGTTTACGGTCAATCGGCCATTGCAATTGATTGCAAATCTCCTTAAGGAACGCCCCGCGCGAGGCCCCCACATCAACTACCTGTACGTCTTCGTGCCCATCGATAAACTTATCCAGAACCAGCGATATGTGTAGACGGTGCGCCTCTTCGTACATAGGAATACTTCTACGGGCCATGTTTGGGAAGATTACCGCCACCTCCCTATCAAACTCAAAACGCGTAGCGTTTTTTGGGTAATGCACAATCCTCTGCGGGTCGTCTTTCGAGAACTCCAAGCTCATACAGCCTCCTAGATAATCGCTATGCCTAAACGTTTGCTGAAGCACTGCTTAGCGTAGACACTAAGCCCCATGTCCCTACCGTCTGCGTATGGTAGCTCAAATTCTAACTCAAGTGCCTGCGATAGCACTTTGGCGTTCACGCCTTTAGGCGCAGTGAGTTTGAAGTAGAACACATTACCGCCCGGCCAATACTCGCGCTTCAGCCATAGCCGAGAGAACATTTCCTCTGCCTCTTCACGCGTATGGAACTTCTGTATCTTAGGGGATTTCACTACGTCCCCTACGCGTACCCCCGGCTCCGAATCGAATACAAAGTAGTTAGCCTGCCGGATGCCGCCATACTCATACACGAAGTCCGATATATCTCTACAGGTGCCGTAAACAGCGGTATCCCTATCTGACAGGGCATGTACGATAGCGAGTACAGCCATTCGGTCTTTAGGGAAAGGCACACTGTTTAGAACTGACGCTAGGAAGATAGACGAGAACCGCCGCCCGTCCGCTACCTCTTCCAGAAACTCGCGGGCCTTCATACGTGAGTAGTCCGGGGAGGGTGTGCCGACACCGCTGTCCGGGTCTATACGGTATGGTTCAAACTCCGTACACCGCATACCTCGGGCTTCTAGGAAGGGTTTTACCTTACAAAGCCCCGCGCCAAAATCCAGCAACTCATTGCCATGTAGATCGCGGAAATTCCGCCAGTACTCCGTGCTGTACGAGTCCCGGTCTAGCAACGTCTTACCGCCGTTAGCCCAAAAACGGTACGCTTTAGGCACGTTACCCCTGTTGTTTTGCGGGCGACGGAACGCCGAGTACCGCATCATGCGAGCAAAGTCCTCGTCAACATGGAAGTCCATGCTTAGGTAGTTGAGGAAGTTCAGCGCAACCTTGGCGTAATCATCCGGTATGGTGATGATAGGCCACTTTTTCAGTCCGGCTTCTTTAGCTGCGAAGAGGCGGTTAATGCCGTTAACGATCTGGCCTGACTCAGAAACAACTACCGGGATGCGCACATTCATCCGCATTAGACTAGCGGCCACGACCACCGCTTTTTTGTCGTACCTGTCCGCATCATCCTTACCCATACCGGCGATGCTCTGTTCTCTGCAATTGAGCGCAAACCACTCTTCGCCCTCAAAATCCGGTAGCGACTCCGCGGCGTCTATGACCGTCTCTATATTCAGTTTCTCGTGCGCCTGCGCCCCGGTGTCCAGCGCCCCGAAGTCGTTAGTAGCCCGGTTAAATAGTATGTTAATACCTTGTATGTCTTTCTCTGGTACCTCGACGGTAACGGTTGGTAGGCACGCGATGCCAAGCTCCGTGGCTACGCGCTGCCTCTGGTGTCCCGACAAAAGCATACCTCCGGGCGTAGCGTATACAGGCATAATAAAACCTAGTTTAGCCAACGACAACCGGAGCAATCCTAGCCGTGCATCGTCTGCCTTACGCGGGTTTTTCTTGTCTGGTGCCAGCGCTGCTATGGGTATATTTTTAATCATGACTCCTCCAGACTTACGCCTAGTCTACGTTTGACCTCCGCAGCTATTTCTAGCTCGTCGTAATCGCATAGCTCGCGGATACCGCTAACCCAGTTACGGTACGTACTCGCGGGGATAAAAAACACAATCTCTCCTAGCACGAACCTAGCAGTAGCAGGCGCTCTACGCTCGGTTCTATGCACGCGATCCCTAGCTTCCTGATCTACTAGCCTAGTGGTGTCTAGGCAATCATCGGCTACAGCTTCCGTAAGGCAGTCAATCTCTTCTTGTGCAAAACCAAAGTCTGTAAAAACAAGACCAGAACCTTTTAGTCGCGTAAGCTCGTGCGATAGTAGGTCAAAGTCCCACTTTGCCGCTTCCGCTACCTTGTTGTCGATAATACGGAAGGCGTCAATCTGGTCAGGGGTAAGGAACTCTGCCTTGATCGCGGGGACTTCGCTAAGCCCTAGCGTCTTAGCCGCCTCTACCCGCGTGTGGCCCGCGACCAGTACATTATTGGCGTCAATAACTACGGGTACTAGGAACCCAAAAGCCTTGATAGAGTTCGCTACAGACGCTATAGCCCCCGCGTTATCCCTAGGGTTATACGGGTACGGGGCAATGTCGTTAATATCGACGTACGCCATATCCACGCGAGTGTTCATCGGTGTACTGGTCTTGGGGGTACGTACTCTACGCTGACGCTTTGCAATTGATTTCATCTACCAGTCTCCATGCCTGACTAGCTACCACCAGAAAGTGTAAGCAAAAAAATAGGGCGCGACCCGAAGGTCACGCCCTACCGATTATACGCTACTGAGGATTACTCGTCTTCGTCCTGCTCGACTTCCGCCTTACGCGTCTTTTTGGCGGGAGCCGCCGCCTTCGCTGCGGGCTTCGCCGCGGTCTTCGCTTTCGCTGCGGGCTTGAGATTCAGGTTCTCCGCCGCCCACTCGGCAACGATATGCTCGAACGCGGCGCTGAGGTCCTTAACGCCCATGTCCTTCGCCACGGTGTTGAGAACTTCAGTGACCAGCGATGCCTGATCCTCAAACAGACGGAACTTGAAGGTGACTCGCTTCTTCTTCTCGCCAGCCGTCTTGCTACCGCCCTTCTCGACGTAATCCTCCTTGATCGTGTCCTGGAGGTCGGCCACCGTACTCTTCTCGGCAAGCTCGACAAGTTCTTCGGCGTTGTCTTCCGACATGACCGCGGCAATCTTAGACGCCTTGGTCCAGCCAATCTCCTTGACCTTCTCGGCATCGATACCGAAAAGGTTGAACTTGTAGTAGATGTCGATCAGGTACATCGCCTTGCGGTACTCGACGTTCAGGCGCTCCTTGACGTAGAGACCAAAGCCGCCGTTCTCGGCGTACCGCGCATCCAGCGACTGATACTCCTTGCTGAGTCGCACATGGTAGAGAACGCCGCCCAGCTTGTAGTCAAGCTCCGCGCCTTCTTCCACGAGTTCTTCTGCCAACTCAAGGACGCTCTCCGCGCCCTCGACAAGAGCGGTGATCTCTTCGTCTTCGCTTTCGAGGGCCGGATACTGCTCGACCTCTTCGGGCTTCTCCGCCTTACTGGACGGGGCAGCCTTCTTCGCAGCGACTTTAGCCTTCGCCGCGGGCTTCGCAGCGACTTTAGCCTTCGCCGCGGGCTTCGCCTTCGCCTTGGCTTTCGGTGCCTCTTCCTCTTCCTCTTCTTCGTCTTCTTTCTCTTTCACAGGCGCGGTTTTCGCCTTCGCTTTTGCTTTGGCCGGCGCAGCTTTTGCCTTCGGCGCTTCCTCGACCTCTTCAGTCTCGTCGGCCTCTTCCTCGGACTCGTCCTCGACCTCTTCGACTTCATCCTCGAAAACATCGACCATCAGAGTCTGCGGGTTGCTTTCAGACTCTTTCTTTTTGGGG